TAGTATTGAACGCCCACACAGTCTCCGAATCCTTACCGCATTGTTCGCATTTCATAGTGTCCTCCATAAATAGTTCCCGTTGCTATGCTGGGTTATACTTGTCCAGTTCCAGAAATCCCTTCACGTCTATGTCACTTCTCCCCCTTAGAGCATCGGCTATTGCCATTAACTCCTCAACGGTATGCTCCATTAAACTGGGGATTCTTAATTGGTTAATCCCCTTGAACTTCTTGGCCGAACCCATGTCCTTCCGCCACTCGCAGACAACCCCGTTTCTAGGGACTTGAATTATCTGGTAGCGGTGAAAGCCACGACTTCCAGGCGATTGCAGGTGCAATTCATATAACGCAACCGCCTTCTCGTTGCCTATTACGTCTGCAACTGCTGGGATAATGTTCATTAGTCAAATCCAGCGACATACCAGGTTGTCGCAGCAGTCGTTTGCGTTGTACCACAGACGATTTTTAGGTGCTGCCAGCCGAAGCATGGGACAGTGATATTGATTGCACCTGTGGAGGCCGATGCCGTTATGGGGTCGTCGTCCTGGTCGTTGCCGCTTATCGCACTTAACGCCTGATATGTCCCGCCCGCAGTCATAGCCGTATGAATAAGCACGGTACTTGAATCTATAGTAGGAACCATTATTAACAAAGACCCGAACGGCTTCCCAAGGTCAACCGCTCCACTTGTGGTGCCTTCATCTGCTATTGTTGCCGTATGCCATACTAATCCTTCCATAGTTACTCCTTGACAAACCTTTCGTACAGCCCCATCTGCTCCATCTTCAACTGTTTGCCTTTGTCTAGTTTCTTGAAGGCGTCCACGATGACATCAGTAGCCTTCTCCCCGATTTCCACTTCCTTCTTGATGTCCTCATCCCAAAAGAGAGTCCCTTCCTCTTGGTGGAAGTTGAGGAGCTTATGTTCCTCTTCCGAGAAACTCAGCTCCTCCCGTAACTTCCTAACAAGCTTCAGTGTAGTATAGTCGCCTTCCTTCGGAATGATGTTGAGTAAGGTCAAGCGGTCTATTACTGATAGTTCCATAACCTTACCCTGCGGCACTAGCAAGCATCAAATACATCGCAGTCCCGCCTATATTGCACCGCAGCGAATAAGCGTAGTTCGCTTCAGTGGCTGAGGATTGAAGAACATGCCCTGTGCCTGCTGTCAACCCGGCAATATCGAACAGAAACCCATTGTCGTCAAAGTCGCCATCGGCATCACCAGTAGAGTTCATATAGCAAAAACTAGCCCTGTTGCCCGTGGTTGACCCCGCCGTTACCAATGAAGTCCCACCAGCCACATACTCCAACTCCAGACAGGTATAGACCCCGCCACTACCCATATTGACATTAGGCATCACCAATTCCACACACGCAGACGAGCAAAGGCCAGTCGTCTTACCAGATGAACCCAATTCCATATACGACTTTAGGGCGTTCATCCAGCCTCCAGCCGTCACATCACAATATGTATGGAACCTACAACGTCCGCCGACCTGCCCTGTGCCAGTAAGCACAGAGTACACATAGAACGGCTCGGCAGTTGTTGAGCCTGAAGTCCCCGCATTGGTGAAGTACCACGCCACAGCAGGCGTTCCCGCCGTGTACGACTTCTCCGTACCGCTTGCCCCGATATTGATAATCGAGTTAAGCGTAGTCGTAGTTGTTGAAAAGGCCGCTACCTCAGTTCCATTAACGTGTAAGTCTAACGTCTCATTGGCAGCGTCCCACCTGAATCCTCTTCGAATTGTCATGTTTCCTCCTAAGAGTGTATCCACTCAGTTGATTAGGCGCTGGTTGTTTTCAGGCACAGCCAGCAAAGCCTGTAGACTAGGCGTTCCAGTCTCGGTTAGCCTCGACTAAAACATAGTCAACTTCCCCGATAGCAAACTCAGTGGTGTTAGCAGCAAACGCCACAACAGCAGCCATGTTGGATGTAAGTGAGGCTGCGGTTGAGACGGATTTCTTCAGAACACCATCAACGTACCAACGAGCATCGCCGTTGGGGTCAATTTCCAACCGAAGAATCTGCCACTCACCGGCTGTAGGGCCAATGCCAAGAGTTTGACTGGCCGCAGTGGTCGAGGCAGTTGTAGCCCCTCCCTTGTGGGCAGCGTGCCATGCAGTTGCACTAGCTGTGAGTTCATTACTTAGATAGAACCCACACAGGTCGGCGACACAAGTGAAAGCCGTGGCTGACGCGTTGATAAGAACATCCTCAAGTTGCTCGTCAAAGGTGAGAATACTGGTGAACCCGACAAAAATCTCCTTAGTATCAAGGTCGGGAACCTGGAGTCTTGTCTCCAGCACCAGTGGACCCATCAGCGCAACATCGAACAGGATTTGAGTGCCAATGAAAGATGTGTCTGTATCCTCATTGGAACTAGACACCGTAACAGCCCCACTCAAAGGGGCTGTAGTGCTCTCAATAACACCACAATCATTGTCCTCGATGCCCTCACCACCAACATAGAAGTCACCGAGCATATAAAAGTCAGTTGTCTCGGCTACTGCGGAATGCACCCCAGTGAAGTCCTCGAACAAGCGTATTTTGCCTGTTCCAGATTGTGCATTTATAGTCATTTAGTTTTCCTCCTTAGAGAGCTTTAGCTCCCTTTCTAAGTTTCTTATTCTCTCAATATAAGGGGCCGTGATTTGTCCCTGATGCACAGGGTATCGGGGCACGGCAGCAAGATTCTCTAAACGAATATCCCCGTTGTTTCCGTTCAAAGAGTGAATAAGCCATCCTTTAGGAATCGGGCCATGAGCCTCTCGCCATAACTCACGCCTCTTATTCATAGTTGTTTCCTAGCCTTGCGACGTTGCCATAGGGCTTTATTGGCACACTTCGTGGAACAGTATATCCTTGAAGTCCCGTGTCTCAGGAACTCCGTGCCACATGTTTTACAACTCTGAGTATCCCTATAAGCAGGGTAGGGGACTTTCTTGAGGGTATCATCTACTCGGTTAGTCTGGCGAATCGCCATCCTTAATTCCTCCCTCAGATTCCATTCTTCCTCAGAGATATATTTGGTGACATTGGGTCTATCTGTGATAAGCCTCGCAAACTGGAGAGCCAGCCCTAACTGTGTCGCCTTGATGCGAATATAAGGCTGAAGGTCATTTAGGACTTCCGCAGCTTGCCTAGAACTCCACCGCAGATTGCCGATAGGAACTTTCCCCGTTGGTTGCTTGCGAATTACCAGTGTGCCTTGCCACAAGGACTTTACCCAAGCTAGAGTCTCTAAGTGAGTGTTGGAGACTGTTACAATGAGACAATGTGTTCTCCAAGCCTCACCATTCTTTTGTTGCATCGCGGTTGTGATGCCGATGTGGCCCTCACCATCCACTAACCCTGCTAGATATGCCTTGTCTACTTCGGTTTTCATTTTCACCTCCACAGACATTATACACCAACATCAGTTCTGTGTCAACCGCAACACATCATAGTCAAAAACCCTAACTTGTGGGGGCGGTACAGTCCGAAAAGAGTTCACAGCCCCAATGATCCGCCCTTTCTCCAAAAGCGTACTCGTCATAGTGGTACACCTTCGTAGCACCACCCCCGACATCCTCTGCTCTGACGGCTACCATTCTTGGAGACCTGCCCTGCACTAGAACGATAGCGTCCCGTGCGAACACGCCACCCTTGCCGTCATCACCCGTGATTATGGTGATATTCCCGTCCGGATAGATCTGAGCGCCAGCAACCATCCCCCTGAATCCCTCAGAGAAGACCCTTGCCGTCAGCCCTTCCCCTACGTTATACGTCCCCACGCCGGCCACGATCTCGTCCTCGATGTCGTGGATTTGGTAGGGGTGAAGGACGCACCGATAGGGCGGCTTGCCAGGTTCCGTTGCTCCACCGTGCTGAACGATTGCCATAGCAGCGCCGATATGACCGCTCGTTAAAGTAACCCCGGCGCCAGCATACGAATTGGAGAAGCCGTCCAGAACGGTCAGCCCGTCCTCGTCCTTTTTACGCTGCATAGCGTTCTGCGACAGAGACCCAAGTTTGGCGTACCCGTTCTTGGTAATCCTTGCCGCAACTCTGTCTGTTATAACTGTCTCAATTCCGATCACCGTAGGAGTGACTGTGAACAGACTGTCAGAAATCTGTTGGGGGTTATCCAATACCGTAGTTTCGCTTACTGCCTGGGCGGAAAGCTGGTCATACTTAACCTCATTCCATGAGAGACCAACACCCTCTCCCAGAGTAACCTTATCTACGAGTTGTGGCATCACACCCTCGTATTCCCTGACAATCCTGGCAGACGCTATTACGGTTGGTAAAGAATCGGCAAGAGAGCCAGTAATCGTATTCCCTACTGCCATTTGCTGCCTCCTTACAATTTACTGAGAACCTTCCTCGCCCTTTCATGGTCG